CACAGGGATGCATATAATGACAAAAATCAGCAAAGCGAAACTTTAGCGACTGGCTTGTGGTGCGGCTTTGGCTGTTGGTTTAGACTGTACGGCTTTTGTAGATCATCAGACTGTTTCTCTGATGCTGTAAAGGCACGCATCAATTTTATGTTAAGTTAAACAGCTATATATCAGTAGTTTACAACTGATAGTGCTGGCTTTGATTCCACATCATCATCACTCTGTGCCAGAAATGTGACAATGCCACTAAATTTGCTCAGGTGTTCCGTGCTGAGGTGGGCGTACTTGTTCACCATTTCCAGCTTCTCCCATCCGCCCATTTCTTTCAGCATCATCAACGGCGTTCCGTTCTGAACATGCCAGCTTGCCCAGGTATGACGAAGGTCATGAAATCGGAAGTCTGTTATGCCAGCGCGATTTAATGCTCTGGAAAACTCGCCTCTGGATATCTGGTTAGCTTGCCCGCCATTCAGAGAGAATACGTAATCAGAATCTCGGTCACATGAGGTGATCATCTTCACCGCTTCATCATTGAGCGGTAGCGGCCTAGCTTTTCCGGACTTGGCGTTATCAGCCGTCACCACAGCAATACGACGAGAAAGATTCACGCTCTCCCACTTCATGCTTAATATTTCACCTTTCCTTGCCCCGGTAAGTAGCGCGAAAGACACAACACGCTTCATCCACTCGGTTTCAAGCGAGCTGATAAGACCCCTTGCCTGGTCTTTCTCTATCCACCGGACGCGAACCTTTGGTTCTCGCTGGGTAGAAATGTGCGGCGCGGTGGTGATCCATCCGGACTTAACAGCGAGTGAGAAAGCCCTCATAATGAAGGAGCGGTAACGGTTACGTGTTGCATTGGACAATTTGCATCGCTTGGCTGGCGAAAAAGAAGGGAGGTTATCTGCAATTTCCTCCCCGCTTATTTTCGTGATCAGCCTGTCACCAAACACAGAAAGCCAGTATCTCGCATAAATCTGCTTGTTGATGAAGCACGATTGCCCCTCAGCCTCCCTCAAGGCAAGTACCACAATATCCCCGAATGTCCTGTCTGGAATCTTTCCAAGCCTCGCCACCTGCCATAGCTCATGCTTCAGCTTGTCGTGATATTCCTGTGCTTTTGCTTTGTCCTCGGTGCCAGTAGAGCGTCTAATTCTCTCTCCGTCTGGCGCTGAGATGTCCACCCAGTACTTCTTACCTCTTTTGATGATCGGCATTTTTTAGACTCCTTACCGCCGACCACAGCCAGTCGGGTGACATTGTTATTCGGTTGTGTGAATTTTTCCAGGCTTTCATTATTGGCCCGCCATCCATTACCAACTCTGAACATGTGGTATTTGTAAGGGTTCCGATAGATAGTGTGCTTGGAGACCCTTATCCTCCTTGCGTACTCATCCATTTTCATGAAGTCGTCACTCATGGTTTCCTCCAGGCAATAAAAAACCCCGGACTTAGCCGAGGTTTGGTTGTGGTTCGTGGCGATTAATGTATCTGTTTAAATTTGCTTCTGTTCATTGGTACGAGCGTGAATGCGTTCGGCTTGAATCCGAGGTCTGTTGATATACCAGCGGCCACTTGCCGCATCTCGTTACCTTGCCCAAGCATTTCAACCGAAGTCCCCATCAGCTCGTCAAAAATAACCAATTTGACCCTGTATCGATACTGAGCCTCTTTCCTTGCTGGAGCCTCGCGTTTAGCGACACCTTTAGTGAAGTAGTCGTGCAGAGCGGAGAAGCATTCTTCCTGATATGCGATAAGCCCATCACGAATGTCGGCACGAACTTTGTTGGGGTTGATGCTGAACAGCCAGCCGTTGAGCTTGCGAAGTGGGATACATAAGAGGTCACGTCGCTTACCGTCAGCAGCAACTGTATTCATATGAATACAGTTGAACTTATCCGATTGTCGTTCAAGTTTCTGCTGCTGAGTCCCCCAGGCCATGCCGAGGTTTTCAACTACACAGCGCATGGCAACATAGACAACGCCATCTACCTCTATGGCATTGATAACGTCAGAACGGAAAGGGACTTCAATAATTTGAATTTTCATGAGCGTGCTCCTGATTGGGTAAGGAACACCACCTTTGACGCCAATCTTGGGTGGTGAACTACGAAGGGTTGGCGTAACCGGTCAATCAAGGAACCCGGCGCATCTTGCGATGCCCCCGCGTAGCCCACCATAGATGTGCAAACGCCGCGCACAAAAAAACCGCATAGCGCGGCTGTGCGCTTGATTGATGCCCAGGACGCCAATCCCGGCACCTGATTTTGCAGGTGCACAGAGATAATAGCCCGAACATCACAACATTTTCCATAACTCAATAATAATTTAGACATAAAGCCTCGCAACTATCTGAAATTGTTAGATAGCCTCCTTGCATTTATGTGCGCACAGATTGAGTGTGGTTTGTTAAATGATTAAAACAAATAGGCATTGCAGATCAATATCATCATATCGATCGGTTTAATCGATCTTGTTTCTACTGTTCGCCGGGTAACTGCGGCGCGGCTGCTATTGCGCGGTCATATGATTCATCCGTTACGTAAGACAGTTCTCCGTAGCCGCTCAGGCTGTATCCAATCAACTGAGCCAATTGCATACGGTCTTCTGGCGTGAAATCTTCAACCGCCATCTGATTTAGTCCGTAACCGTGCTCGGTACCGAAATCCAGCAGCTTTCTGACGAGAGTATTTTCTTTGAAGCGGAGCGTGCCGCGCGAATCAACAACCAGCGGTTGCATCGGCAACTTGTAAGGTTCGGCAGGGAGTGGCGGGGTGGCGGCTATCGCGGCGCGTAACTTACCAGGAACATCTGCCCACACTCCAGAGTAATAGCTAGTATTAGGGTCAGCATGCTCCAGCAGGTCCTCTATCGCTGATGCAGCCATATGAAGTAAATCATCAGGCGCATTAGGAGGTTGAGGTGCTGTGTAGAGTGGCAAAACTCGGCCGCCCCACTTCTTTACGCTATTTTCCGCGAAAACAAGATGCTCGGGGCGGTAATAACCAGGGGCATCAATATCCTTTCTCTCGCTATCCCACATGTAAACCACAGGCTTCTCCGCAGCTTCCCACAGTGCCAGTAGCTCACGGGCCATAGCTTTAACAACCGCTGGTGGAGCGTAACGGTCATTCAGATCGTCCCATAAGCCGCACATCTTCGTGCTGTTGTCAGGATGAACGTCATCGTTAGTGCCGGCCAGCGCAGTTAAAACTTCGTCTGCTGCCACGATAATTGCGCTCAGGTTTTCATTGCTCAGGTTTGTTGTTGTCATAAAGCCTCCTGCGGTTGTAGCGTGGTTAATGGAATCCAGTGGACAACCTTGTTTGAGTCGTAAGTTTTTCCACCCACCAGAATCGCGCCTCCTGATTGGCGCAAGTGAATGCCTACGCCATCCCCAAGAAGCTTGCCGTCTTCGCTCCAACACCTAACCTCCGCCCCGTCCAGTGGTCGCTCCTGCGGGAAATAACACGCATATAAATCATCATCGACTTTTAAGCGCATCTCACTCACTCCCTTCCACGGTGCCGCAGCCAGCGCATCACACTTCCGCTTCAGCCCGTCACGCTCTGCTGCCAGCTTCTCTACATTCTCTTTTGCCAGCGCGTTAGCCTGCACAGCGGCTTCCATCAGACCGTGAATCATATCCATTTTGGATTTAAGCGCTGCGTAGTCGTCGTAGCGAACATATTTACCGGCATCGTCTGTCCAGACATCTTTGTGCATTGCGTCATATCGTTTAACTGTCATAGCCTTTCCTTAAGCGCCCCGTTAATGACGCCTATGTGATAGATGAGTTGATAGAAGGTGAATCGGGGATTGATGCGCTTTTCGTAGCTGAGAAGGATGCGGCGGTTGATGATGTCCCTTTGCTTAGCGTTCCGGGCTTTCTCTGCTTTCCATGCTTCCTGTATTTCTCCCCAGCATTGACGAGCTGTTGCGCGAATAGCGTTTTGCTCTGCTGTATCCATGATTCAGTGCTTCGTAGCTTTAATGAATTTGTCGATGTGCCGGTTATCATCGGGAGACGGGAAGCTATGCCGTGCCTTAAGTTCTGCGGCGGATGGCATTGGCTGCTGTCTGAATTTAGGGCGAGCGATGACGTCACCCGGAGTTAAATCCGGGTTATAAATTCCGTTGCGCATATTTAGTTACTCGCTGATATGGCGTTAAGCATGTTCTTAACGTCTGAGTTAGTTCTGTCGAGGCGGCGGGCTATTGTGACGATGTTCCAGTTAGGATTCCGTTCCTTTAGAAGCTGCAACTCGTACAACTCCCATTCCTGTTTGTGCTTTACTTTTGCCGCCTCTGTTTCTTCTGCGATTCGATGTGCTTTGAGAGGATTACGGGTGAAGGTCTTATCTGGCAGCATCCAGCCGCTGTACGCGCTGTAATAGCGCAATACGGTAGTCCCGCACCGTATGTTGTCGTGTGCATTGTTCATGGCTATTCACCACTTTTATTTTGAAGCTCTGTTTTCCGGCTGTTGTATGCTTCATCCAACTTCTTAAGCTTTTCATCGTTGCCAGATAGTGCTGTCTTTGTTTTCTGGTAGAAATGCTCAAGCTTTTCTAACGGTGCGGTAATTGCTTGCTCGCAGAACCATGCAAGAGGGTCAACGATGTTTAGTTTTTCTACGAAGTGCTCAACTCGTTTTCCGCGAGACACTGTTAGCATTAGAGAGAAATTTGATTCGATGTGGCTCATTGCTTTTACTTTGATGCCGCCAACTGCCACACCCCCAAATTTAACTGAAGGGTCGCCAATCAGCGTTAAAGACTTTCCAGCCCACGAATGACCATCATTTCCCCATCCACCAATAAGAACCCGACGCATTGATTTAGATGGCTTGTAAGGTCGTCCATCAAAACCTTCTAAATCAATAAAAACTGGCTGTTCTTTGTTTCCCTGACGAACCGATTTAATTACTGCCGTAATGCTGACGGACTGCACATCTTCAAAGTTAATCTGGTCAGAGCGCGGGACTACGGTGCTTGAAATGTCCATTAGAGATATACCTCGTCGTCAAATTCTTCTTCAAATAGATATCCAGGAACGTTTATTTCGCTGGACGGTAATACCATCCCTTCATATTGGAGAGAGGGGTTGTCCATACACCCCAAAAGCATGTCCATTGCTTCAAACATGACTTTCCTGCCGAGTTCCAGTGAGTCCTCGCCGATGTAGTACATGCAGTTTTTGAAAGGTGCAGTGTTTTCGATGGCGAAGAATGCAAACTGGTTAAGCTCTCGCCCGGTGACTAGCTTCAACACGTACAAATAAAATGCTGCCTGCACATGGTAGTGATACTGACCGAACGCCTGACTGAACCCGCGCTGCGTTGCATCCCTGCAACTTTTCACATCCAGAGGGTAAGGGTGGCTATCTGAAAGTCTGTCGAATCGGCATTTCAGATTTAGACCGGTAACAGGGCAGGTGGCGAACATAGATACTTCTGAGTGGCCTTTAGCGGAAAGATAATCAGTAAAGTCATGATTCAGATTTGACGATTCAATCATCCGGTTTATCGTGTCAACTTCATTGCCGATAAGTATGTTTTCGGGATTAGCGCCTGGCAGAAGTGCCTTGTACTCTTTCGATGCACGAGTGCTGATATCCGGTTTTAGCAAAAAGTCCTTTTCAAACACGCTAGGCTCAAGTAATGCTGCGTGTATGGCAGTGCCAATCTGTGCCGACTTACTTCCTTTGAACGGGTTGAAATACAGGTTAGCCGGACTAACGCTAATGGCCTTTATTGTCGTCGAGCCTATCGCCTCGTCCTTGTGATAGTCCTCATTCGACAGGTCGTAATAAATCCCCGGTTCCATTATGCTGCTCTCCTCTGCTCATGCTTTGCTTTGAAGATGCCGAGTGCATACTCAGCTTTAACCCGCTCCGTTAAAGCGTCCCAGAGCCATTCAGCGGCCTTTTCCTGAAAAGCCAGATCATCATCAGATAGATAGTCAACGGCGTCCCCTGTGTGTTCGTCAGGCTGGAAATTGCGGAGCAGGGAAGTGATAGGGTTTGATGCTTTAGCTAGGCGTTCGACTTCAGCGTAAATCCGCTCTTTGTCCTGCTCATTTAGGGAGGAAATGATGTTCTTAATTTCCTGCTTGTCTGCGTATGTGAGTCTCATGCTGACTCCTTCTGCGGCTCTTTTACTGGTACGCCGAGGTCTTTAAGCAGCCTGGCGAATTGTGCGTCTGTCATATCGCGAGGGGATTTCTTCTGCTCCATCACGGTTGTCCCGGCTGGCTAAGAAAAGCAACGAGGCGGTCAAATAATCGTTGTAGCTGCGTCTTCAAATCTGGCTGTCGAAAGTCTGAGCTCGTTAATACATTGCAACGTGCAAACTCAATATCTTTGATGGCGTTAAAAGGGCGAACCGATGCCGCCCCTGCAATAGCGAATTGCATGGTTATGCTCCTGTTAGGTTTGTGTTCATTCATCAGCCTTAAGCTCAGGAATGGACGCAATAAAAAAGCCGCGATTAGGCGGCAATAGGGACAACGCGGGTTTAGGTAGCTCTCAGTGAAAGCTGATGCGGAAGTTACTCGGTAGGTGGCGGGAGCATTAAAGACCATTCGCTTACATTTTCCATGAGCCCATTACCATCCGCTACTGGCCCATCTCCTCGCCCATCACCGAAGCGAATGCTTTCCATGAAGCCGTAATGCTTAGCCCCACCTGACCATGTGAAGCCGAAATAAGCTGGGATAACACCCATTTCGCAGTTAACAAGCAAAGGAACATCCGTTCTCCAGCTGCAATCAGGAATGGAAGGCATCCTGTCGCTGCACTTAATCCACTCCATATCTATTCTCCTGTAGCCTTGCTGATAGCGGCGCGAGCCTTGTCTAACCATGGCCTGAAATGCGATTCGATATAATCCATATCCACATCAGAAAGGATTATTTCTGTTTTTAATCGCTGTAGCGCTTCCAGTAACTCAGGCGCTGCACTAGCCATCCTCATATCATCTTCTTGTGCGTAGACTGCCTGAAACAGCACTTCGGATGTGTTTAAGTCGACAACATAATTCTCATCAGCATCCCAATGCTTCGCCTCACTCATCACTCACTCCTCTGCATAAAAATGGCCTCACAATGGCGACATTAAAATGGCTTATATCCATGCTTAAATGCGTAATCGTATGCCTCATCTTTAGTGTCGAAATACTCATATTCCGCAAATCCATTTTTGAAATACTGGCAACACCAATGCGGAGGGATGCCGTCTTCAGGTCCATAGTTCTGATGAAACACTTCAACCACTTCAATTTTTTCGCTCATAACCCCTCACTTAACGATATGCACCGCTTCTTTGCGGACTGTGCGATGACCTCAATTAGTGCCGGGATATTTATCCACGCCCGGCGCGTGGCTTCCCTGCTTTCCACAGACAAAGGAAACTGATAAATTGTTTATTCCACAGACAATTTAAGGAAAATCAATGAGCGACAATACGGGCTTTGCACAAGACCACATGCCGCCTCGAATGCAGCCAAAACCACAACCGAAGCCTATTCCGGCACCAGCGCCAAAGAAGTAACGGTTGTTAAAGAGAAATAAGCCAAATGGAAAGAGAAGAACTGCTTTATCGAATCGAATACTCATATAACTTTGAAACGATGTTCAGCAAAATTACATGGCGTATTGATAAGTTGATTTCGTTGGTACTTCTGGTTCTTGGCTCAGCTGTTTTCTCTGGAGTTCAGGGGACGTTCTGGTTTGGCTTGTCCATAGCCATGCTGACGGCGATACAGATGACCTATCAGTATGCTAAGGCTTCTGAGCATTCATCTATGCAGGGTAAGGCTTACATGAAACTACTGACGCTTGAGTCTCGGTATTCGGATGATGATCTGCTGGATAAAATTGTCGAAATTGAAGACGGTGACCACAAGCCGTGGTTCCTATTGTCAGATCTGGCAATGATACGAACGAATATCCGTAGGGGTTACGATGCAGAATCAGACCCTCAACTCCCCTGGTACATGAAGGTTATTGGTTGGTTTGCCGGAGACTTGCCTCGCCGGTAATCCTGACAGGGCGAAATATGAGCAAAAAAGATATTACTCCAAACCACGCTATTCCGCGGCCAACTCCCAAGCCGCCGCAACCACAGCCAAAGTAATTATCAGCGCGACTTCGGTCGCGTTTGTCACCTCAAATAAGTGGAATGCTGTGGCCTTTCATTTTCTGCCGCGCGTTAACCTGCTGGCCGAGCGGGTTTCTTACCTTTTGCCATACACGCTGATTTCGCTTATCCATCTGTCCGCGTAACGCTTCGTGAAGCTCAGCTGCTTTAGCTATCTGTGTAGCCATTTCATTGCGAATTGGATTAGCAGCTTTGCTAACACGGTCAACCTTCTTGCTCAGCGTTAATACCTGACGCTGTGGCTTAGCGCTCACTCCCACTAACAGGGGGTTGGCAACTTTCCATTCTGCTCGCTTAGCTTCACGGCGTTCGCGGCGGCGTTCTTGTGCGTTCATACATCCTCCTGTCAGTGTGTTTTGGTTGTGTGGTGCCGAGCGCTTAACTCTCGATATTCCTGCCGATGGCTGGTAGCTGCTTCTCTACAGGACAAGCCCGCTGAGCTTTCACCACACACCAAAGCACATTGCTTCAGTGTATTTGCCCTTCTTCAGGGCTATCTGTTAATGAGCATCGGCTTCTTGCCGGGTAGTGCGTCCTGCTGATGTTGATAAGAATACTTCAGGTATTTTATTGTGTAAATACCTTGAGTATTTATTTTTGGTGTTTACCTGTAATCATATGAATACATAAGGTATTTATTTTTGTAAATGCCATCTAATCGGCTGTGTGATACTGTTTTCGTAAGGCTAAGAGGAGGGGTATGGACACAAAAGAGTGGGTTGATGGACTGCGCTGGCTAAGTGCTGAGCAAATTGTTGATGTGCATTTCAAGCTACAAGAGCAAATCAAGAAGCATTACAAACTGCGGGCAGAAGGGGATAACCTGGAAAAAGCTATTCAGCTTTGTGAGCAGCATGTCGCCTTGGCTGAATTAGCTCTTCCTGCGTTGAAAGAAAAACATGATGCGCAGGCCAAAGAATATGAGGAGCTGCTTGGTAAGAAGAGTCCAATGGAGTTCTACACGCCATCCCATCATGGTTATCGGCAATTGATCACAATTATGAAGAAGCAGCAGAACTTTGAAAGGGTGACTGAGCTAGAAGCAAAGCGGGATGCTGAAGGATGGCGTTCGTAGAACATAAAAAACCCGGCTCGGTGGCCGGGTTTGTACTCAGTGGGGTTTCGGTAATTCTGGCTTCTTAACAGCTTCAACAATTCGCAGTGCATCAGCTGCAGATAATGCGCCATCGGCTGATTTTTTAGATAAATAATTGCCAAGACGGTTTGGAATATAGTCATTTTGCATCCATCTTCTAAATAGTCCTAGACCATCATCAGGGTATATCCAAGCTTCTTGAGGGCCTGCGCGATGCTGAGGGAACCAGTCTGGGTAGACGTGAGGTGATTTGGTGCGTGCTCCATATTTTTCATCGCATTCGTTAGCAACCCAGAATTTAGACCACATGGTTCCTACACTTATATCTGGAATTGCTGAGGGACCAAAATCAAAATTGCCTTTGACCATTTTTAATGAAAGATCGGCCATTTCTCGAAAGACAGAAAAATACCCGAATGGGACTTGATCATTCATCAAGAGCCTTTCATGGAAGCACTCCATGGCACCACGTTGTGGATTTTCTGGATCAATACCAACACTTAGATATATGAATCTGCGAAGCTGGGAGCCGGCCAGCTTACGAAAGTTAGATAATGCAACTTCGCGGCTACCCTGAGTAGCTTCAAATGCGTAGTATTCGAGAAATGCCATACACACAACATCAGGAAAAGCGTTTGTCTCAGTGCCTTGAATTATTGTTTTATGAAAAAGCCTGTTGAGATTTAAGCCTTGCTCTTGAAGCTTTTTGTCGATGAATTGCCCGCGAGGCTTGGTCCTTTCGTCATCCCAATTAGAGGCTAGGCGAAGGAGGGCGGCGTGATCAACACCGCATAACCTTGCTAGACCTCTAAGTGTCAAAAAGGGTGAGCCATCATTCATGACTCCCATTTGAATGCCATCAACATCAGCTTCTTTAATTGGGTAAAGATCAATTTGCAGCTGGTGACCGGACAGGGCTAGCGATAGGTTATCCATTTGATTTCCTTATTTTATTTATACGTTTCGGGCGGTGGTCAATCTAACAATCGAAACCCAGCTACTCGAAGATAGCCTCAGGCCACTGCTAGAGCTTTTCGATATCGCCCGATGGGGCATCATCAAAGTCTACATAGCGAGTGTGCTTCATGATCGCTGAGACAAAGTGCATTTTTTCAACGCTATCAGGCGGCAATGTTATAGGTCGATGATCATCGTTGATGCTTGAGAATTGATAATCTCCATCCCTAGTCTTATTCATTACTTTGATCATGTTGTGACCATCTTTCGTGCGTACGAAAACCTCATCTCCAGGATGGATAGGTGTGTTTGGCTCTATAACCACATACTCACCAGACTTGATGCGTGGCCACATACTGTCTCCTTTCACCTTCAGACCGTAGGCATCTTTGTCTTGGCTATAAATTCTAAGCCATCCCGCCTGAATTTCTGCCATATCCACTGATCCATCAACCCCCAGGACAGCCTCGCCAACGACAGGTACAAAACCGTCTCTTAACTTACCAGCATACTCGATGCTGTCATGGCTAAGGTTTTTAGCTTGATCTGCGACTATTGCCGCCAGAGAAGGGCTGAAGTCAGAAATGGAAACCTGAAGAAGGCTGGCAAACTTTGATGCAACATCAACATTCAGGGCGTTGCGCCCATTCAGATAGTGAGCAACGGCACCCTGCGACATTTCAAATACATCTCCAAGTGTATATTGGGTGATACCAAGCATTTTCTTTTTTGACTCATACAAAGCTTTAAGCCGTTTTGCGTCTTCAAGCTGTTCTGTCGTCAGGGATTTTTTTGTTTCCATGGCAGGCATTGTAATACTAGAGCTATTCATTTTAAAAATACCCACCATATTGAATGTTATAAATACCTGTAGTATTCTTTATTCATGGTAACTAACGGAGTGTACCTATGAATCGAATGACACTAGCTGACTACGCAAAACTTCACGGGCAGACGAAAACTGCCAGCGACTTTGGCGTAATCCAATGTGCAATTAGCAAAGCAATACGTGCTGGGCGAAACATTGTAGTTACTGTCCTTCCTGACGGTAACGTGCAAGCGGAAGAGGTTCGCCCGTTTCCTAGCACCAAGAAAAACGCAGCTTAAGCAGTAACCCGCTCTTTACACATCTCCGAGCTGAAGAAGCTCAGTAATCAAAAAGACTACAAATCATTAGTGGCACCCGCTACGGGTTCGCCACGTAACGACTTATTCAACATATGGAAATCATACGAAATGGACACTACAACAACACGCAATAAAGCCCGTGCAATTGAAAGCAAGTTATTGAGCAAGATTGCAATTCGTGGTGTTGCGAACGTCGCTGAGTTAATCGGCGTGGACAAGTCGCAAATCACCCGCTGGAAGGAATCGCTGTTGCCGCGCATGTCGATGCTGTTGGCAGTTCTTGAGTGGGGAGTGGAAGACGAGGAGTTAGCGGATCTGGCTAAGCATGTGGCCAGGCTGCTGACAAAAGAAAAAGCGCCGGAGTGCTTGGAACACTTCAGCGCTTAGTGCGAATAACTGGATCAATTCACAGGTGTAATTATGCCAGGACAAACCAAACAAGTAAACATCGATCTCCGGGCCGGGGATAAGTTTGAAACCGTTTATCCATTTCGCTTTATCTGCACAGACTACCAGTCATACAACGGCGATGTAGTCACCGATGAGCGCTGGATTGGTGGCTGCCATAAGAATTTTGAGCCAGCCGATTGTGGTTACGGCGATCAGGCGTTTTACACAGCTGATGCTAATGGAAAGAGAATCCTTGAGGTGCTAGCCATTGCTGAAATGCCTGGCAACTGGCAACGCAGAATTATCTACAGCTGCACCATGATTACGCCTGATGGCAATGTTCGCGCAGGAAGAAAGGCGTATACGGTGACAGAGGCGAGATTCATTGCCATGTCAAAAGGTTACTTCACTGATTACGAAGTGGAGGATTCAGAATGAATACCGCCGAAGTAATTAGATTTCCCAAGAAAACTGAGCAAACAGGGGGGCGTATGGCTGACCTGTCCAACGGGTACACGAAGGTCGCCAACGAAATACAGCAGCTTAAACCTCGCCTCAGAATGTCAGGCAGGGAATGGCAATGTTTCGAGGCGGTGATTTGGCTCACCTACGGATGGAACAAAAAACATGACAGGGTGACGAACACGGTTATAGCCGAGCTGACAGGCCTGAGTGACACCCATGTATCGGACGCCATCAAGGCTTTAGCTGAGAGGAAAATCATCTTTAGCCAGAAGCAGGGAATGATGAAACTTGTAGGGGTAAACACTGAAATTTCATGTTGGGTTATTGATAAGCCTGAAATAGTCAAAAAACCAAAGAAAACAGTGGTTAAAGAAATCTTACCGGGAACGGGAACAGAATTCCCGGAAACGGGAAAATCCTTCCCAGAATCAGGAAAAAGGTTCCCGAAAACGGTAGACACCCAATACAAGAACAAGAACAGTAATAAAAACCCTTCGTCCGATGATTCTCACGAATCACCTGACAAGCGCCTTTCAAAGTTTCTTTCAGACCATCCAGACGCAGAGATTTACACGCCAACGGGAAGTAAGTGGGGAACTGCTGACGACCTGAAAGCTGCGCAGTGGATTTACTCTCAGGTGCAGAAAGTAACCCCAAGCGCTAAAGAGCCGACCTGGACAGACTGGAGCAATACTATCCGGTTACTTCGCCAGGCCAACGAAACTAACCATCATGAAATCTGCGCTGTATTCCAGTGGGCTAACAACGATCACTTCTGGTACAGCAACGTCCTCAGTCCTGCAAAGCTCCGTGAAAAGTGGGACACCCTCAAACTCCAGATGGAACAGCCAGGCAGAAGCACACGCACTGCGGCACCTGCCAAACCTGAAATCTGGAACACACGCGAAGCATGGCAGGAGTTCATATGAGAAATCTGACGAGCATCATCGCCAACCGTGACGGCGGCGCTCTGGCAGGCATGGCAGGGGCTAACCCTGAGCCTGTGAGCATCGTTAACGAAAACGCTGAGAAGCTGGTAGACGCGCTTTTTCAGAACTTGAAGCAGGTATTCCCGGCAGCGGTATCGACAGTGTTTCGTAACCCGACAGACGAAGCCGCGGCAAAGCGTCAGTGGATCGCCGCATTCGCTGAGAACGGAATCAGAACCCGCGACCAGTTATCAGCAGGCATGCAGCATGCCCGAGCCAATGAGTCGGCGTTCTGGCCTTCTCCGGGGCAATTTATCGCGTGGTGCAAACAGGGGGTTATCAAAGCCAATGGATTGCCTGATGCCGATGAGCTTTACCGCATGGTCATGAAGTACAGTCGCGACCGCGGTTATCACAGTTCAGCAGAAGCTTACCCCTGGGAATCTCCGGCATGTTTCTGGATGGTAACTGCCCTATACAACCAGATGCGATCGCAAAACCTTACTGAAGCAGAACTCAGAAAGCGTTGCGGCAATGAGCTGAAGAACATGTCGCGCCGGATTGAGTCTGGTGAATTAATACCAGCGCCGGTAGTTCAGATTCCAAAGCTGCATATACCGGTAAGCAACGAGAAAGGCCTGGATAAAATCGCTGAAATCCGCGCCAAACTTGGACTAGTTAAGCGAGATCAATCATGACTACTACCAGACAACGTATACACACCTACATCTCAAACAATCCCAATACATCAGTAAACGAAATAGCCGAGGCGATGGGCGTAACTCGCAGTTGCGTGAGTCCTCAGGTATCGAACTTGTTTCGTGATGGCCTGTTGATACGAAGTGGAAGCCATCATGGCTATCGGTACGCTGCCATTGGAAAGATTACAGAGCCGGCATCAGCCCCGGCAATGCACATGAGCGAGGGTATGGCGCTGTTTAACAAGCTACTTCGAGAGGTGCGAGCGTGACAGAAGCAATGAGGGAGCTACTAACTAACCCGCGCTTTGCAGCAGTTCTGGATAAGTGTCTCGATGAAGAAGAGCTAATCGTCCAGTTCGAACGGCTATACGGGATTAGCCGCCCACCGGTACGCCGATCACCGCTAGAAGCAATGGTCGATAAAGCTACCGGATTTGCACAGGAACAATGGGGAGCATTTTTCAACGAGTTTATCCAGTTCGTTTACGAATGCATCTGGCTGACATGGCCGCAGCGTAACAACGAGGAGTGTTGGCAGTGAAAGATATATCCATGTACATGCAGACCGGGCTGGCTCTCATAGGATGGCTCTATATCATGTTCAAAACAGGTGAATGGCTTACCAAATCAATTCTTAAGCAATGGGATAAACGTCGCAAATTTTCTGCGCGTCAGAGGGCGGTTAATGACCTCTACGCCGCCTATGAATTGGACAAAATCAAGAACGGACATGACATGAAAATCACGACCAAGGGCAACCTGGTAATTTTGATGTACCGTACCGAGGATAAATGATGGTCACTCAGACATTACTACCAAACGAATAACAGGCTCGCAAACCGCGGGCCTTAATTTTATGGAGGATTTATGAAGATTTCAGACGACGATTTTTTGAAGGCGATATGGAAATCAGTAGCCGAGATTCTGCCGTATACGGCAACGCACAATTACTTTGGAGATAAGAGGGGCCTTGTTCCTAACGACTGGTTCTATGTTCGTTATGCAACACACATATGCACAGCTCGCCGGAGTAATCGCATTCATCTACCCATCGGAAATTCCGCGTCAATGAACCGGATTAGAAAATTAGTCGCACAAGGCCTTTTGTTTGCCGAGAAGCATAAGCCCGGCGATGCATTTTACTTCTGGCTCCATGATTCACTTAACCAGCCAGCATTTGAACGAACTCTTGTTTTGCTAGGGGCATACGGCATCACAAAGGAGCCAGTAGATGGTTACGGATTTGATGTTATCGCAAAGAAGATAACTAACAGTTTGATGGCTGAATTTGGCGAATTACCAACGCAAATATTCAAAAGTAACTCGGAGGTGGAATGACCGAAACACTAAAGCTTGATGAAGAGCGGGCGAAGTTTGAGCAGCATTTTGAACACGCTGGTGCTCTGCCCTGGGGTTATCTTGCAAAGCAAAGAACCGGTAACGGTTACTCCATTCAAATCTACAGCTACATGTGGAATGCCTGGCTAGCCCGCGCACAACTGGAGGAATCATGTCCTACGACACGTTCATAGGTCTGTTATTCATGCTCGCAGAAACAGTGTTTGGCCTGTTGATTATGGCTGCAGGAATGCTGGCTCTGTGTTCAATTTTCGGCAGCAAGAAGGGATAGGGGGCATACATGACAGCCACAATCCACCAGTTACGACCTAACACGGTAACTATCACCAAAAAACAGTACCGCGCCATATGCGACGCGCTGATTAACTCCGCCAACCTAATGCCACAGCTACTGGCCATCAGCACTGATGGGGGAGAGCGCTCCAACCGAGCTTTATATCAGGCGCAGAATCTACTCCAGACGATTGAGCGCCAGCTGACAGAGGCGACCAAAGAGAGGTGATACGTGAAGCAAACATACTTGCTTCGTAATGAAGCAATCCGCAACAACGCCATAGACTCCATTCTCGCACTACCAATCGACGACAAGTCACCGCACGAAATCCACGTTAAAGAACCCAAACGAACCAAAGCGCAAAATGACCGCCTCTGGCCCATGTTGCAGGACGTTTCGCGTCAGGTGCTTTGGCATGGTCAGCGGTATGACGAAGCAGACTGGAAAGATATTTTCACCGCGCTATGGCTGAAAACTAAGAAGCAGGAGCAGCGTAGCGCCCCAGGAATTGACGGCGGTGTGGTTCTATTTGGCGTTCGTACCAGCAAGATGAGAAAGGCCAGCATGACAGAGCTTATCGAAATTATGTTCTGGTTCGGCTCAGAGAGAAACGTCAGATGGAGCGACGATTCCCGGCGAGAGCACGAATGGTCTCAACGAACAGGGAAGGCAGCATGAAATGAAGCGCACATGGTTTCGCCACCACGATTTAACGACACAGGAAGCAGACGAACTCATTCAACGCTACACACTCCGCAACGTACAAACATCCAAAACATTAAGCGCCGACCCGAGATATTGGGTTGTTTCGGCATTTCTGCCCGAGGGACGAACGGAGCCGAGGACGAGCACCATTTATCAGCAAAGGATATTTTTATGACCGATTATTCAGAGATGAGCGATGCGGATATCAACTTACGCATTGCAAAAATTATGCACCCAGAAAAAGAATTTACTCTTGCATATAGCTTCGGCCATCCAGAGGGGCCAATGGTTCAATGGGTTCAGGGTTATGCGGAATACTTGAAATTGGACTACTGCAATAACCCCGCAGACGCTTGGCCGATTATCGAAGCAAATCGCATCGGCATTATTCCGGCCCCAGAACACGGAGAATGGAAAGCTGCGCACCGAAGCGTGGGTGATGACGGAATGCCACACCATTTCAATCAGGGCAGGAATCCTCTCCGCGCCGCAATGATAGTCTTCCTTCTGATGCAGGACGCAGCAAATGCTAACTCCAACTGACATCACCACATATCAACACCAGAGCAACGCAGCAGCAGGATATTGCGCAGCATGTACAAAGCCTTTGCAGCCTGGCGAAGTTTACGCATGTAACGAGTGCGCTCATGAGGCGTATTTAGAAACCGATCCCCAAGGAGTAATGCGAGATGAGGAAGCCCAGAAAGCGGTGCAAGAATCCTGAGTGCCGGGAATGGTTTCACCCAGCCTTCTCAAATCAAACCTGGTGTAGCGCAGAATGTGGAACCGTAATAGCACTAGCCAAGAGAGAGAAAGACCGTCAGAGCGCGATACTGAAAGCAGAGCGACGGCGAAAGGATGAAGCCCAGCAGGAACGACGAAGTTTAAAAGTCCGCAAGTTAGCGCTCAAATCCCCAAGTTACTTCATGAAGCAAGCCCAGCAAGCCTTCAATCTATACATCAGAACCCGCGATAACGACAAGCCATGCATCAGCTGTGGAGAAACCAACCCACGCGATTTACACGGCGGTCAGTGGGATTGTGGTCACTTTAAAACAGTTGGCGCACATCCAGAACTTCGCTTTGAAGAGCTCAATGCTCACCGTCAGTGCAAATCATGCAATGCAGGCTCTTCCAAATACGCCGCTAAGGGCGCAACGGTCGCGCAGCAGTACGAATCCAACCTGATTATGCGGATAGGGCAGGAAGCGGTTGATTGGCTAAATGGGCCGCACGAAACGAAGAACTATCGCCGTGACGACTTCATCAGCATTCGCGATGAGTATCGGAAAAAGGCCAGGGCGTTACTTAAAACTCAGGAGGCCGCATGAAACTACACGCAGCAATAGCACTCACCCTTGCATCAATGTCCCGCCACTTCAATTCACTACCATCCATCGGCTACTCATATCCCATAGCTAACCACCGTCACACCGGTAAAGCGGCAGAGCGTAGGGCAGCTAAACAGCGCGGGAGGGCGAGACTGTGAGACTTGAAGCAATCGGGAAATACTTCGCACCAAAATCACCACACATCACAGACGCACCCAGGGCAACAGCTTCTGACTCGTTAAGTATCAGTGAAGTGATGGCCGCATTAGGTCTTGCAGGACTTAAAAGCGGCATCGGTCTGGATTTATATCTGGCGAAGATTGGCATCAGCGCACCAGATAAAGCAGTGGAGGGACTTTATGAAATTGCAAAACGCCTGGCCGGGCAATGCAAAGCAATCTCAGAACTTGATGAAGATATTAAGCAAAGGGTTCTGCAAATACTCGCAACTTTTGCCTATCAGGATTATTCACGCAGCGCGGCCAGCGTTCGTAAATGCGAATGCTGTGCTGGAGAGGGGTTCATAGAAGCTGAAGCATTCATCATGAAAGCCGCTATGGGCCAGATGACCCGGTCGGCAGATATGCAACTCATGCGATTTGCTAGTCCAATGCCGGGGAACGACCTTAAGCCGAAGCGGGAAGTTGTCCGCATTCTCTGCAAGCCGTGCGGAGGAAAGAAGGTGATCAGCAATGCGTGTCGGTGTCACGGAAAGGGGGTAGTGCTAGACAAGGAGAAAACCGCATCACAGGGCGGGGTGCCGGTATTCAAAACTTGTCCACGTTGCACTGGCCGTGGATATGCCCGTATTCCTGCTGAGACGGTTCGAAAGGCCATATCACTGGATGTGCTGGAAATAAGCCAGCCGTCATGGTCGCGTCATTACAAGCCGTTCTATGAGCTTCTGATAACGGAATGCCATAAAGAGGAGTCCATGGCTGATTCAATGCTCTCAAGTGTGACAAAATAAGCAAATATTTCTACTGATATGGATATTGGTAGAAATAATGGTTTACTTGCTGAATAAACTCGGCTAATCTTCACCCTAACACTACAAATCCGTCTGATTGTTACGGTGGATTAAAAAAGAGGCCTCGCAGATGCGGGCCTTTTCTGTATATGAAGCATCAAAATTCTATGAGGCTGCCAATCGGCGGCCTTTTTCCGTTTTGCGCCCATCCAAACAGCTACCATTACCCTCTAATCGCATTGGATGAGGCGCTTTCCCAACTACACAGAACAGCACCCCGAAATACGGAGGTGTGGAATGCATCGTATGAATGACCAGCCCGGAAATATTGTCACGCAGTTCTTTGCGTGGCTGGCAACTATTGCAGCCGGTCTTGGCCTTGCGACACAAGATGTCGTCTTCATGATATTCGGCCTGATCGGGGTCGTTATCTCGCTGGCGTCATATATAAACGGTCGGATTGACGCAAGGCGTGGCAGGAAAGAAGACCAGCGGAGAACGGAGATGCTGCGGCAGTATCTGGGAGAGGTGAAAGATAAGCCTCAATCAGAGCGGCCTGCAGCCGTAAAAGTTGCAGTTGATGCCCTGGAAAAGGCAGGTGAGTAAATGGCAATGTCTCCGGCATTACGAAACAAACTTATAGCTATGGGTGGAGCGAGTGCGTTAACAATCGCAGGCGTCATGATCCCTGAGCTGGAAGGTGTGCGTTACTCCCCTTACTACGATGTCGCAGGCGTGCTGACTGTTTGTTACGGCCACACGGGTAGCGACATCATCAAGGGCAAGAAGTACACAGAGAAAGAATGCAGAGCGGTGCTCGATAAAGACCTGCAGCCATTCGCTAAATCGGTCGATCGCTCGGTGAAAGTCCCGGCATCAGAGTATCAGAAAGCCGCGCTCATTAGCTTCAGCTATAACGTCGGCGTTAGCGCATTCGAGAACTCATCTCTGCTTCGCAATCTGAATGCCGGTAATTACGCTCAAGCATGTGAAGGCCTGAAGGTCTGGATTTATGCAGGAGGCAGGAAGTGGAAAGGCCTCATGAATCGTCGCGACATTGAAAACGAAGTCTGCATGTGGGGCCAGCGATGAGCATCATCACGAAAGCTATTGCAGCGCATTGGCGAGTAATAGTCGGCGCGTTACTTCTGCTGCTTATCGTAATCACAGCCAAGATAGCCCGCAGCAATTATGACCGCGCCATAACCGCTGAAAGCTCTCTCGAATCCTCTGCAATGGTGACAAGCAATGTCATCACAGCCATGAACCTCATTCACGACATATCAAAGGCCGCATATGAAGATAAGCAAAGCCTTGCTGAGAAAGGTGCGGCGCATGAGGTTTATATACGTCAGGCGCTTGAAGGCGATGCCTGCGCTCATCAGCTTGTTCCTGATTCCGCAACTGGTAGCCTGCAACAGCTCAAAGATAGTTTACGTACCAGCACCAGTAGTACCGATAAGCGCTGACCTTACCGCAGACACTCTGTTCCCCGATATTCCACAGCCATTCACATACGGTGCCAGCGTTGAGCTAAACGCCACGCTCTACACATCTTTGGGCCAGTGCAATATCGACAAGGCAGCAATCAGGAAAATCGAATCATCCAGAGCCTCGCAATAGCGGGGCTTTTTTATATCTGCATTTCACCGCGCATTCTCGTGCGCATCTTAACCAAGAGCCTTTCGGGGTAGAGCTTGAGATAGGGCAGTGGTAACGCTGACCGCTCTTGGGCTGCCCACATCTACGAGAACAGGCTCAACCACCAAAAGGTATCAGCGTAATGAATATTATCCCTCTAAGTTATAAAGGCGAATCGGTGCGTTTCAGTACTGAAGGCTGGGTAAACGTTACAGACGTTGCCGAGAAATTTGGTAAGCGTATTGATAACTGGATGCGACTAGCTGAAACCCTCGAATACATCCGGGCACTGGATGAGGCAATGACAGGTGTTGAGTCTCAAATTTTACATCCCTCGAAATGCAGGTATGTAAAAACCAGCAAAGCGAGAAAGGATCGCGGCGGTGGTACGTGGCTTCATCCAAAGCTCTCTGTTGCATTTGCTCGTTGGTGCGATGCACGATTTGCTGTCTGGTGCGATTTGCATATTGATAGCCTCCTTCGCGGAGAGTTAACCGAGCAGCAAAATTATGAGCAAGCGTGTCGAATTCGTGATGACCGGAAATCAAAAGCAAGTGGTGGTGCTCGTGAAATGGCTCGCTGGCGTTGGGATAAACCAGCCTTGGATGCGAGTGTTGAATTCTGGCAGGAACAATTGAAGTTGACGCTTGATGTTGCAAGTTGAAATCTGAGAGAGCCACTTTCACAACGGCTCTTATCAGTTCCGTGGCGGAAACGAGGTGAGTAAAATTTAACAGAAAAACATCAAAGAGCCTCCGTTAATACCGGGGGCTTTTTTGTGTGCGCAATCTAGGCTGATCCCCGAAAAGACGATACGCCATCGTCCTGATTGCGCTCATTCATGGCGATAGTGAGGCGACTATGTTTACACGTGAATACATCACTTCAATTTATTCAAGAAAGCCGCTTATAGACCGGCTGAAAAACAAAATGGTTGTCGATGAGAATGGCTGCCACATATTTACCGGGACTAAGGATCGCTGCGGATATGGCGGGCTAAGCGTTGGTAAGCACAGGTTAGGAACACACAAAATTATGTATCTCCTGGTGAAAGGTGATTATGACCAGAAAAACCTAGAGTTGATGCACACGTGTGACAATCCGGCATGCATGAACCCTGACCACCTTGTCCCAGGGACGCACAAAGAAAACATTCATGACTGCCTGTCAAAGGGGCGCCATACAACGCAGATATACACCGGCTTAAACCTTGGGCGCGGTGCTCGTCAAAGGGCCAGATTGAGAAGTGGTGAATATCTAATCCAGCTCTATTCAACAAGGTCTCTTGCGATCGCCTCAAACCATGAAGTTTATTCGGCCAGCAAATGCAAAATTCATAATATGCCTTGGCGTGCAACAAGTAATGGAGCATGCATCTATTGCAGGGAGAATTATAAAACTTCATGCAAAAAGAAAAGAGTAGAGGCAGCCGCAAAGCGTAAGCCGTAAGTGGGGAAGTCCTGCTGTGAAGCACCACAACTCTGCGACATCCATTATGTCTGCGTAATTTTAATGTAGAATGATTCCGGCAGAACCATTCGGAGTCATTATGAAGAACTTCCAGTTATACGTTGGCGGCGTTAACGACATCACCTACAGGTACGACATTCAAAAGGCAGGCGATATCTTTAACGTTCGCATCTTCAGCGTAACGAGAAAGAATCACATAGAAGAGGGCGTTAAGAACCTGAGAAACATAACGGCTCAGGATGTTATTGACGAGTGCTCATCCCACTACCACAGGAAAGCCAAAAGCATAAGAGGCTTTCTGAGTTGGTTAGGAATTAAGTAAGACGAACCCCGGCTAAGTCCGGGGTTTTTTATGTCCAAATTATATCAAACGTGCAAGACGATCCCTCTTCACGTAAACACATCTCTAGCGTTTAACGAAGACTCCTGCCAGTCAAAACTGGTACTCCTCGGGACGAGTGCGCTGGATTAGATGAAGGGATAATCCGGGCGTTTTCCTTTTGCTGCAACCAAAAGGGTTTAACCTCATACCACGAAACGTCAGCGTGGGGAGAAGAAGCGGCGTGCCAGCCTGAGAGAAGGCAATAACACAAAATCAACGAAAGGTATAAGACATGACTACTAAATCCGAGAAAGAAACTAAACAAGAAGTCACCACAAACGAAGCTGATGTTGAGGTAGCAGAAAAGGAGTCCACTCCAACTTCTAAAGGCCCAGTCAATCCTAATGCCTATGTACTTTCACAGGCTGCATTCCAACTTTATACCAGCGCAGCTCACTCAAAAGATGATGTAGCTGAGCGCCTCAAATTACTGGAAGCATACCTGGTCAAAGTTAACGCTGAGGAATAATCATGGCAGCACCGAAGGGTAACCGATTTTGGGAGGCCCGCAGCAGTCATGGGCGAACCCCCAAGTTCGATTCGCCTGAGGCGCTATGGGCAGCATGCTGTGAATACTTTGAGTGGGTAGAAGAACACCCGCTCTGGGAAATGAGGGCTTTCGCATATCAAGGCGAGGTTACTCAAGAGCCAGTAGCAAAAATGCGCGCTATGACTATTACCGGACTCTGCTTGTTTCTGGATATCACCCTTGAAACGTGGCGGACATACAGAGCACGAAAAGATATATCTGAAGTCGTTACGCGAGCCGAGCAAATAATTTATGACCAGAAGTTCTCTGGCGCTGCAGCAGACCTACTGAACTCCAACATAATAGCGCGCGACCTTGGCTTAAAGGATGCCCATACAACAGAGCATTCTGGTGAAGTCACTACTAAAGACTCAAGCATGACAGATGTAGCCCGCCGTCTTGCTTTCATCATCACAAAGTCCATGAAGGAAAACGAAAATGGCTGATATTTTAGTTTCTATCCACGGCAATCGTCTTGGAATCACTGCGCCAGATGAAAATGGCGTATGCCAGTTGCTGCTCGATGGCGAGCCTATCAGTGGTGATGCTTATGTGCTGCCAGCCGCTAATTCATCCACTATTGGTGGCGTCAAGCAGGGCGTTGCAGTTGCTAACAGTGCAGCAACAGACGTGGCTGGCGTGAATACAGTTCTTAATGCATTACTTGCATCCCTTCGCACTGCCGGTGTTATTGCTTCTTCCTGATTGGTAATCCCATGACAATCTCCTTTGACGACGTACTGAATCGACTTTCAGGGCTTACTCCTGCACAACTGGCAGAGGTAGAGAAAGAAGTTATGTCGGCAACAGGCGACCAGATTTGGATACCAAACCCAGGGCCTCAGACAGATGCTTACTACTGTGAAGCTGATGAGTTGTTCTACGGCGGACAGGCTGGCGGCGGTAAGTCGGCGTTGATTAACGGCCTGGCAGTGACGAATCATGAGCGTTCGTTACTGCTCAGGCGCATTCGTGGCGATGCTCAAAAGCTGGCAGAAGCAGAGTTAATTGGCAAGCTGTTCGATGGCAATCGTTCAGGCTGGAATGGCTCAGATTTGGTGTGGCGTAACGGTAAGCAACTGATTCAGTTCGGAGGTTGCGAGCTTGAAGAAGATAAGCAGCGTTATAAAGGCGATCCGCATGACCTGATTTGCTTTGATGAAATAACGGACTTCCTGAAATCGCAGTATGAATTCATCACTATCTGGAATCGCTCAACGACTAAAGGGCAGCGTTGCCGCGTTGTCTGCACTGGGAACCCGCCAACATCAGCCTCTGGTCTGTGGGTTATTCAGCACTGGGGTGCATGGCTTGACCCAAACCACCCCAATCCAGCAAGGCCTGGTGAATTGCGGTGGTATCTGCGTAACGAACTCGGAGATGAGGTCGAGGTTGACGGGCGAGGGCCTCATTTGATTGGTGGCTTTGATGTTGAAGCTAAAAGCCGCACGTTCATCCCTGCAAAACTCAGCGACAATCCAGATCTTGCTGGCGATGGTGAATACGCTCGCATACTGAATAACCTTCCAAAAGAACTACGCGATGCTTATCGTGATGGACAGTTCCGTGCCTCGCTCGAAGATGAACCAAATCAATGCATTCCTGTTGGATGGATTCAGGAAGCGCAAAAGAGATGGACATCTCAGCCTCCTTTAGGCGTCCCAATGTGTGCGATTGGCGTTGACGTTGCGCAAGGTGGCAAAGACAACACAACGCTCGCACCACGGCATGATGCGTGGTTCTCACAACTTCTTGTTGTGCCGGGGAAAGAGACGCCAGGCGGTACGGATGTTGCAGGGCTGGTCATATCGAAACGCCGCGATGGTGCAAAAGTCATTATAGATATTGGCGGCGGCTGGGGAGGAGATGCTTACGCTCATCTGCGCGAGAACGGTGTAGATGCAACGTCATACATGGGTGTAAAGCCATCGGTCAGGCGTACCGAGGATAAGACATTACGCTTTGCGAATGTTCGTACAGAGGCGTACTGGAGATTCCGTGAAGCTCTAAATCCAGACCAGGCAGGCGGATCACGCATTGCTCTCCCATCCGATGACACAGTTTTATTGTCTGATCTGTCAGCGCCTACATTTGAAGTCAAGGGGGCTCATGGTGGCGGTGTAATCCATCTTGAACCAAAAGATAGATTGGTTAAGCGGCTAGGACGTTCGCCGGACCGTGGGGACGCGGTAGTAATGGCGTGGTTCGATGGAGAGAAGCAAGAACAAATTCGCGGCGGCTATAAAGCAAGAATTCAACGTGGTTCACCAAAGGTTAACCTCGGTCATACAGCATCTAAGAGGAAACGATAATGGCTGGAGCAGGCAATGCACTAAACAAAGTAACAAACGTGATGGACAAGGTTCCCGGTCACAAGCAACTAAACAAAGTATTTGGCAAGATTGGCCTCCCAACGGATAAAGACTTATTCCCTGCAACTGAAACGCCGGAAGTAGAACAGACGACTGTTATTCCCACTGCTGATTCTGAAGGCGTAACTAATGCTCGGCGGCGACGTACAGCAGAGCAAATGTCTCGCGGTGGTCGTCAAAGCACAATTCTAAGCGACCGATTAGGCGGGTAATGATGAATCAAAACGCTCAGCAACTTATCAAGCAGGGCGATTACCTGTTCGGCAAAAAATCGCCAATCCTTAATCTGTGGCAAGAGATTGCCGAGCAATTCTACCCGGAGCGAGCAGACTTTACGGTATGCCGTTCACTTGGTGATGAATTTGCTGATCACTTGATGACATCATACCCGGTCATGGCCAGACGCGACCTGGGAAACTCGTTCTCCTCAATGCTTCGCCGCGATAACTGGTTCAACCTTAAGGCCAGTTACAATGACAATCTCGACCATGAAGGGCGCGTTTGGCTCGATTGGGCACGAGATGTACAGCGTCGTGCTATGTATGACAAACGCTCGCAGTTCGTCAGGGCAACCAAAGAAGGCGATCACGATTATGCTGCTTTCGGACAATGTGCAATCAGTGTAGAGCTAAACAAGAATGCTGATGGTTTGCTGTACCGATGCTGGCACCTTAGAGATATGGCCTGGGCTGAAAACGGTGAAGGGGTGATTGATACTGTTCACCGAAAATGGAAACCAACCATTCGTGATTTGAAGCAGATATTCGGCGACAGGATTCATCAGAAAATCAAAGATGCTCAGGATAGCGAGCAATATCGCGAAATTGAGTGTCGGCATATCGTTGTACCTTCTGAGGAATACGGCACCAAATACAAAACACCTTACGTGTCTATTTATCTCGACGTAGAGAATCAGCATGTGATGGAAGAGATTGGCGTATACAACCGCGTCTATGTCATTCCACGCTGGCAGACTGTTGCCGGATCGCAATATGCATACTCCCCAGCGACTATCGTGGCATTGCCTGATGCTCGACTCATTCAGTCCATTACTCGCGTCCTGCTGGAGGCTGGAGAAAAAGCGGTCGATCCGCCACTGGTAGCAAGCCGGGAAGTTTTCCGGGATGACTTCAACCTGATGGCCGGGGGCATTACGTGGGCTGATGTTGAAATGGACACAGACATCCGGAATGTTATTTCTGAATTCGGCAAAAGCTCAAATCTTCCGGCAGGGATAAACATTCGCGACGATGTACGTGTAATGATTTCTCAAGCGTTTTATCTCGATAAGCTAACGCTTCCATCGGTCAGAGAGATGACAGCATACGAAGTATCACAGCGCGTCCAGGAGTACATCAGGCAGGCGTTGCCAATCTTTGCTCCGATTGAATATGAGTACAGTGGCGATCTGTGTGAAATGACATTCGACCTGCTGCTTCGCGGCGGGGCTTTTGGTTCAGCGATGGACATGCCTCAGTCGTTACGCGGTCAGGAAGTGCAGTTCACGTTCGAAAGCCCGCTACAAGCGGCAATTGGACAGGAAAAACAAGGGCTCCTGCAAAATACTGCACAAATGCTCGGAATTGCCGCACAAATCGACCCATCCGTTACGGCTGATGTTGATATTCGTTCTGCATTCAGAGATGCAGTAGAAGGATTTGGTGTTCCCGCAAAATGGATGAGAAGTGAAGAACAGGCTGATCAGATTATTCAGCAACAGCAGCAGCAAGAAGCCATGCAGCAGGCAACTGAAGAAATTCAGCAGGGTGCTGGCGTTATGCAGAATGTTGCAGCAGCAGCGCAGGCGGCGGAGGCTATTGGATGAAAAAGCCTTTAGATATTCCGCAGCCTTTCGAACCTTATGAGTGGGCAAGCGACTTGCCATTTGTTTACGCGCTTAAAGCATTGCATGAAGGTAAGGCCACAGAAGAGCAGCAGCGGCTAATACTGGACAAGCTAATGAAGCTAACCGGCTATTACGACCTTAGTTATCGCCCGGACAGCGACCGGAATACCGCGTTTGCTGAGGGAAAGAGGTTTATAGGTGCTCAGGTAGTAAAGATGGTTAACCTATCATCAGCAGTGATAGAGCAGTCAAAGCAAAACAAACAGAAAAACTAACCCGCTACGGCGGGTTTTTTATTGAGGAAATTCCATGTTGCACCGAAATATGTTCCTGAAATATTACGCAGAAGCAGAGGAAGGCGGCGATCCTGGCGCGCCATCAGCAACGATTGAACCGGAGCAGACGGAGCAATCGCAGCCAGTGTCACCCGTAGCAAATTCTCCAGTTGATGAAAAACCTCCTGTAGCCACTGATTTCCCTGAAGACTGGCGCGATAAGCTAGCAGGTGATGATGCAAAGTTTCGCAAGCAACTTGAGCGCTACGCCTCACCTAATGCCCTGGCTAAAGCATACAAAGAGCTTCACACAAAAGTTAGCTCTGGCGAACTGAAGAATAACAAACTGCCAGAAAAACCTACTGATGAAGAGCTTGCAGCATGGCGCAAAGACAATGGTGTCCCGGACAAATCATCCGATTATATCAATGACCTGCCATCTGGCGTGGTGCTAGGCGAGCAAGATAAAGCGCGCGTTGATTCGTTCCTTGAAGCGATGCACGGACAGAATGCACCGAAAGGACTGGTACAGGCTGCCATTGAGTGGAACCAAAAGCAGGTAGAGACAGAAATGCAGGAGCGTTATGAGCGCAATGCAGATTTGCAGGATAAGACAGAGGAAGAGTTACGAGCAGAATGGGGCGGTGAGTATAAGCGCAACCTAAATATGGTTAATGGACTCATCTCCACCCTGCCTGAAGATGCCCGTGAATTCATCTCTGCAGCTACCGGGCCTGACGGAACCGCATTATTTAACAACGCAAATGTTGTCAGGTGGATGGTAGACCTTGCTCGGCAAGTTAATCCAGCTGGTACTGTTGTTCCTGGTGCGACAAATATCAGCGCCGTCGATAACGAAATTGAACAGATTGAAAAGGTAATGCGTGAAAACCGCAGCGCCTACAACAAAGACGAAAAGATGCAGGGACGATACCTGCAGCTACTCGAAGCAAAAGAGCGCTTCAGCGCTTAACCCCTTTCTTATACCGCATACAGCACGGCCCCATTCGCAGACATCTGGCCCCTCTTTACTGAGGATACCCCGCGATTGTCTGAGGAAAGGATACCCCGTCGGAGCGAAAAAATAATATTCCCGATGGAGATTTAACAATGGCTTCTACAGCTTTCCAGACCATGTACCGCAATGAGTTTATTGCGGGATTTGAGCAGAACCAGTCACTGGTTCGTCAGACAACCACCACTGAAGGCGTAATCAAGGGTAACCAGATTGTATTCCTGGTAGCCGACTCTGGTGGTGCAACCGCAGTAACACGTGGCGTAAACGGCATGATCCCCGCTCGCGCCGACAATCTTAATCAGTACACAGCAACACTGGTTGAATGGCACGATCTGGTACGAAAGACCAACTACAACGTCTTCGCCAGCCAGGGTGACCAACGTGCAATCATGCACGGTACAACTATGGCAGTGCTTAACCGAAAAATTGACCAGGACATCATTGGTGAACTGAGCGCAGCAACTCAGACAACCGGTGCTGCGGCTACCATGTCTCTCGCTCTGGCAATGAAGGCCAAAGTGATTCTGGGTAACAATGAGGTGCCAGCAGATAACCAACTGTTTGCTCTCATTACTCCAGCGGCGGAAGCATATCTGATGCAGACCAAAGAGTTTGCTTCTGTTGACTATGTGAACAACAAGCCGTTCGCAGTGACAGATAGTTCGCTCAAGTCTTTCAACTGGGCCGGTATTACATGGATTGTTCACCCGAACCTTCCAGGCAAAGGAACCGACTCAGAGACCTGCTTCCTGTATCACCGCAGCGCGATTGGTCATGGCATGGACACCAAAGGTCTGCAGACTCCTGTGGGTTATGACGAAGAGCAGGATTACTCATGGGCGCGTGCGTCTGCATATATGGGTGGCAAACTCCTGCAGAACAAAGGCGTAGTTAAAATCATTCACGACGGCTCAGCATACGCTGCATAAGGGGGATTCATGGCTTATTCAACAACTAACCCGCCAGCACTTTTACAAGACCGGGTTATGGGTGGTGGTGCTGTCTGGTCATACATTTCTGCCGATGCTCGCGCTACCGTAGTTGGGGCAGGTTATTTCACAAACGGCAAAAGCCTGGGTATGAAACTTGGCGACGTAGTTAACTGTGTTGTTGACACTACCGGCGTTCTTACCGTGGCCTCTGTGACAACTGTGGCGGCTGGTGGTGCAGTCACCGTAACTGCACTGGCATAAATTAAACAAATGGCCGCTTCTGCGGCCTTTCAGAGGTTGTAAATGAAAATTCTCGTTCCTAATTTCGAACTGGCTGAATACAAACGTAATATCTGGCGTGTAACAGCGCTTCACGGGCAGTTGTTCGACCAGTTCAAAGAGCCGGAGACTTGGGCACATGTTGCAGCCAATTTCAAACGTCACGATGAAGTTGAAGTAATCGCAGAGGACGGCTCCTTCTTCGCTAAAGGCATAGTACTGAAGGTCACCAAAACATCGGCCTCAGTCCACTTCTTTACTCACGTTAACTTTGAAGAGAAAGTTTCAGAGCCAGCAGAAGCGGCTGCTTATTCTGCCGAATGGGGAGGCGGTGCGAAGTGGCGTGTGGTTCGCGCATCAGATGGTGAAATCATTGAAAGCCATATCAGTTCTAAAGAAGAAGCGCAGGCTAAAGCGGACAAGCTAAACGCTGAGGGTGAATAATATGCCTAGCCAGCTCAATGTGTATAACGATGCGTTGCGGCTGGTGGGTGAGCGCCAGCTTGTTTCACTGGATGAAAACAGGGAACCGCGCAGGCTCCTTGATGCTGTATGGGATGGAGCTGTTGAGTACTGTCTGGAGCAAGGGCAATGGAACTTTGCCATTCGTTCACAGCAACTTGATTACTCCCCATCTGTTGAGCCGCCATTCGGTTACAGGCGAGCCTATAACAAGCCAGATGACTATGTCCGTACAGTCTCCATATCAGCAGATCCTTATTTCAGCGATGGTCTGATGCAATACACAGATGAAGCTGGTTATTGGTTTTGCGATCTGGACATCATCTATCTGCGATACGTTTCAAAAGATTTGTCGTTCGGCAAGGACACATCGTTGTGGCCGCAGACATTTCGTCACTACGTAGCGGCATACCTTGCCTGGCAAATCGCCCCGCGAATCAAAAATGATATCGATGTAGATAAGCTTGAAAAACAATATCGTATGAAGAAATCAGATGCGCTTGCTAAAGATGCGCTTCAGGAAGCTGCGAAACGTATTCCAGATGGTTGCTGGGTACGCTCGCGAAGCGGCGGGTATAGCCGATATTATCGAGACTAGGAAGAGCCATGCCAAGAAACAACGTCCCATTGCAGGCATTCAATAGGGGGATTGTTTCCCCTCTGGCATTGGCCCGTACCGATATTGACCGTGTGGCTTTGTCTGCAGAAATTCAAACTAACTGGATGCCTCGTACGTTAGGGTCGATGATGCTACGTCCGGGTCTCGGATACAAAGGTAGAACAAGAGCAGATCAGAAAGCTAAATTCCTGAAGTTTATTTTCTCAACTACCGATACATCGTTAATTGAACTAACTAATGGATTCATGCGCATATGGACGGGTGACTCACTTGTTGCCAGGCCTGCAGTAACAACCACGGTTACAAATGGGGATTTCACGACCGATTTAACCGGGTGGTCATCTGCAGACGAGACTAGCGCATCATCATCCTGGGTTGTTGGCGGATATATGCAACTTGTTGGTACAGGTTTCAACGCGGCTATCCGACGACAGGTAGTTTCTGTTTCCTCTGGAAATCTGAATAAGCAGCATGCGCTACGTATTGTTGTTCAGCGTGGTCCAATTACACTACGAGTTGGTTCATCTACTGGAGATGACAGTTATATCCGAGAGACAAGTCTAAATACCGGCTCTCACTCTATCGCTTTCACTCCAACTACTGACATATATATCGAGATTTCCAGCAGACTAACCTATCCAGTGTTGCTTGATTCAGTGAACATAGATGCCTCTGGCGTAATGGAATTACCAACTCCCTGGCTTGAAGCTGATCTCCCATTGATTCGGTATGACCAGAGTGGCGATGTGATTTTTGTGGCGTGCAAGGGAAGGCAGCAGCAACGCATTGAACGAAGAAGTAATAGCTCATGGTCAGTGGTTGCCTATGAAACAAATAATGGTCCCTTTGCTCTTGAGAATGTCACAGGACTGCGCCTGAAACCCAGCGGAATATCTGGCGCCATAACATTAACCGCATCCGCTCCCCTATTCAGGAGCACTCATGTTGGTGCGATATTCAGACTTACCTCTACCGGACAAACAGCATCTGCAACGCTTACAGGCGGAGATCAGTTTACTGATTACATCAAGGTCACTGGTATTGGTGACTCACGCAAATTCACCATCAACAGAACCAGAATCGGTGCAGGGCCGTGGACTGGAAACCTGACACTCCAGCGTTCAGTTAGTGAGCCTGGAGCATGGGTAGATGTCACCACATATGGACTGGACAACGGTACGATCACTTATAACGATGAGTTAGATAATGCGACCATCTACTATCGAATTGGTATCAAAACTGCTGACTGGACATCAGGTGAGATTAACGTAAGTCTCGCATTCTCAGGCGGAAGCCGCGAGGGTATTGTCCGGATAACCTCAGTTGCATCAAACGTATCTGCCGGGGCGATTGTTCTCTCTCAGCTTGGAGGAACTGATGCCACTGAAATATGGGCTGAGGGTGACTGGTCACTCAAGGCTGGATGGCCTACATCGGTAGCATTTTATGAAGGTCGCCTTTGGTGGGCAGGTATCACGAAATTCTGGGGGAGCGTTTCTGATGCCTTCAACTCCTTTGATGACACTATCGAAGGTGACTCTGGTCCAATATCAGGTGCTATCGGCTCTGGTCCTGTAGATACTATTAACTGGTTAATGCCCTTGCTGAGGCTGTTAATCGGTACTCAGGGAGCTGAAGCTTCTCTGCGATCTTCTTCCTTTGATGAACCACTTGCACCGACAAATTTTGGCGTGAAATACCCATCAAACCAGGGTAGTGCTGGCGTTGCAGCGGTGAAAATTGACAGTTCAGCGATATTTGTGCAGCGCAGTGGAACAAGAGTTTATGAGCTTGCTTATGACTCCGGGACATATGACTACATCAGTACAGATATGACATCACTTTGCCCTGAGATTGGTCAGCCTTCCATAGTTGCTGTTGATGCGCACAGACAGCCAGATACAAGAATCCATTGCGTAAGAAGTGATGGAAAGGTTGCTATCCAGGTTTATGACAAAGCTGAGAACGTCCGTTGCTGGGTACTTTTTGAAACCAATGGATTGGTTGAAGAGGTAGTGACACTTCCTGGGGATATTGAGGACAAGGTTTACTATGTGGTAAATCGGAATGGAAAACGCTGCCTTGAACGCTGGGCGCAGGAGTCTGAATGCCTTGGCGGTCAACTATGTAAGCTAGCTGACTCTCATATAACCTATTCTGGATCTGCTGTGAACACTTTGTCAGGATTGAGCCATCTTGAGGGTGAAACGGTTGTTGTCTGGGCAGATGGATTCGATGTAGGTGAGCATGTTGTGACATCAGGAACTATCACACTTGACTCTCCAGCCTCTAATATTGTGGCCGGACTTGGTTACTCTGCACCATACAAGAGCACAAAGTTGGCATATTCATCAGTAATGGGTACGGCACTTACACAGCGTAAGAAAGTGGATCGTGTCGGGTTAATACTCAATAACACACATGCACAGGGTCTCACATTCGGGCCTGATTTTGACGTAATGGATGATATGCCTCGCGATGAATATGGGGCTTACGTTCCTGACGGAAAAATATGGGAAGCTTATGACAGCGATGCAATTGAGTTTCCTGGGGACTGGAATACTGATTCCCGTATATGTTTGATGGCAAAAGCACCACGACCCGTAACAATACTAGCGGCAATCATTGGCATAATTACAAATGACAAGTGAAATCAGAAGGGCTACAGCTAACGATGTAGCCCTTTTTTATGGGGTCGATAACACGCCAAAGGCATCACTGAGAGGAGTGGTTATTGCAGTTGATGGTGAAATTCTTGGCATTGGTGGGGTATCCATGAGTATTGGTGGACCAGTTGCCTTTATGAATATTAAACCTGAAGCGGTGGCTCATCCTTTGATGATAATGAAAGCATCACGATGGATGATAACTAACGTTTTCAGTTTATTCAGGTGCCCAATCTATGCATTCAGGGATACAAGCCTTGAAAGCTCTGGCCGATATCTGAAAAGAATGGGATTTAACAAAATCGACGAGAATAGCGAGGTATACATATGGCGGCCGCAATCCCATTCATCATGATGGCTGGGACTGTCGTTGGTGCAGCAGGGCAAGCGCAGCAGGGTGAGCAAGCAAAACTACAGGCGCAGTCTGAGGCAAATCAATTACAGTCCCAGGCAAAAAATGAACAAGCAGCTTCTCAATTGCAGGCAATGGAAGACCGCAGGCAATCAAGGATAGCTCAGTCCAGAGCACAAGCCGTTTCTGCTGCATCAGGCGCAGATCCCACTTCTACTTCATTCGTCAGAAATATCAGTGATATCGAGGGGCAAGGGGAACTAAATGCCCTGACATCTCTTTGGAATGGCGATGAGAAGGCCCGACAACTTCGCAATCAGGCATCGGCTACGAGGGTGTCGGGTAGCCAGGCGGCAAAAGCTGCAAACATTGGCGCGATGTCTTCGCTTCTGCAAAGCGGTGGTTCTCTTTATTCGAAATATGGCGGTAAGCCAACATCAGCTTAACTTAGCAGGGGATAAAAAATGGCAAAGCTTCCTGATGCCAATGATATTGGCCGCCGTGCTCCACAAATTTCGGGCGGGGTAGCAAGCGCAGATACAGGTGCTGTTGCTCGCGCCATGCAGGGACTTGGTCAGGCTGTAGCAAGCACTGCCGGTGCAATTGGCGAGAAGCAAGACCGTTTCAACTATGCTGAGGCTCAGTCTGATTTCTTAAAGAAAAAACTAGAAATTATGTCTTCCTTTGACGGGGATAATGATTATTCAACTTTTGGTGATCGGTACAACGAAAAGATAAAGCAGGCCAGACAAGAATCCGCCAACTTACTAAGAAACAATGATGACCGACACCTTTTCGAAATAGAAACAAATAACGACATATCGAGAGGACTAGACCAGATTCGCGGTCTGGCCCGCAACAAAGAAGTAGACCATGGGATTGCGACCCTTAACTCAACAATTGAGTCAAATCGCAATGCGGCTTTAAATGCCCCGGATGAATCAACCAGGCAGGCATTCCTGAAAGCAACTAGTGATGCTGTGCAGGGGGCATTTGATCGGGGATACATTAATGAGCAAACCCTGGTTAATACCCGACAGAAAGCAGCAATTGATTACGCAACATCTTCGATTGGAATGATGAAGCCAGAGCAGCAAATATCGGCTTTGCGAGATAGTTCAGGAATGGCTTCGATACTTCCCCCTGACACACGCAAGAAGATGATGGATGCCGCAGCAGTGGAAGTCGTAGGTAACAGAATCAATGATGCCCAGATGCGCCTCATGAATCCTGGCGGTATCTCAGGATATACAGTTGGACCAATCCCAGAAGAGGATTTGTTCGCTGCGGTGGTCGGACAAGAAAGCGGCGGACGTCAGTTTGGAAATGATGGTAAGCCATTAACATCATCAGCAGGTGCGATTGGCGTTGCTCAGGTTATGCCTGGCACTGCCCCCGAAGCAGCCAAATTAGCAGGTATGCCATGGGATGAGCAGCGTTACAAGAATGATACCTCTTACAATCACGCTTTAGGTAAAGCCTACCTGAATCAACAACTGAAAAAATATAACGGTAACCCTGTCCTTGCCCTGGCTGCATATAACGCCGGGCCGGGAAAAGTTGATGAGTGGATTAACCAGATTGGCGACCCACGAAAAGGTGAGATAACGAATGAGGGGTTTGCAAACTCTATCCCGTACGGAGAGACGCAAAATTACGTTGCCAGTGTGATGAGCAATGCAGCAAAAGTTAACGTCACCAAGAACGTTATTGAGTCTCCAGAATTTGGAATGCTGGACGCCCAGCAGAAAGCACGGGTAGTAGAGCAAACATACAACGTTATTGATACGGCAGCCTCAGCTCAGAGATTTAATCAGCAGCAGAGAATGCAGGATGATGTTGCACGCATTGATGCTGGTCAGGTAGTGGAAAACCCGGTTAGCCCATTGGAATACATGGCTGCTATGCCGTTAAATTCTACGCCTGCTCAGCGGACGGATGCTGCGCAGAAATATGACCAGTATCGACAGATCCTTGCGCTACAACCCGCATACCAGGCAATCATATCCAGCCCCGCTGATGTTGGTGTAAATACCGTTAATGCCCTACGCCCACAGGCCGGTGATTCAGATTTCGAATTCAAGCAGAAACGATATTCGATGGCCGCCCAGAAGCTTCAGCAAACACTTACTGCTAGGGAGAAAGACCCTGGTGGATGGATGGTGCAAAACGACCCGCAGGTACAGTCTGTCTATCAGCAATACCAACAGGACCCATCGCAGGGTGCTCAGTTAGCTCACCAGATAGAAATGCAAAAGCAAAGGCTTGGCATTAAGAGCAAAGATGTCTTACCTGAGTCACTAGCGGATAATCTGTTGCAGCAAATAAATACGAATCAGGAGCAGGATGTAGCTGCAATTCAGGGGATAGGCCAGCAATTCGGACAGTACGCACCGCTGGTAATGCAGCAGGTACAGAAGAAGGCTGGACCTGTACTGCAGGTTGTCATGGCGACAAGCAACCCACGAGCGGCAAATGCTCTATGGCAGAACCGAGACGTGAAAACATCAGAGCTAAAGGACGCGGTCAATACCGCCTCTTCAGGAGCTTCGGACAGCGCTGACAGCGAATGGGCGTCGCAGTCGAAAGACTTTGCCGGGACTATGGTGGTTCAACCTGGAGGTATTCCTATCTGGAACAACTTCAATGACCAGGGGCGCAGGCTTACATACCTGAATATGCAAAAAGGAATGAGCGCGAGTGATGCGGCGGCACAGGCTTATCAAGATGTTCTGGGAAGTCAGTACCAAACCAAAGATACATGGCGCTTACCTGTAGCTTCGAATGTTGATATCAAAGACGTATCTGACGGTGTAAGCCGGTACATGGAAACCATGAAGCCAGAGGACATCACTCCGTTGCTTGGTGATCCGCGATTAAGTGTCGAGACTAACCGCAAGCAAAGTCTGGATCGTATTAAGGATAATGGTGAATGGGTTACGAATGCAGATGAGACAGGTCTGATGTTAACACTGAATGGACTTGTCGTTAGCGATGCCTCCGGAAACCCTGTGCAGGTTCCGTTCAACCAGTTGGCTCAACTTGGTTCCACTAACCGATCTTACTTCAATAGCCTTTCAAAGGACGCGTCAAAAATTCGCACCTATGTTCCTGGACAAGCGGCGAGAGAATCCAAGGAAAGAAATGAAAATATGGCTCAGCAACTTGGAAATCTGGGAAATCAAAATGCGCCTTCAATGGCAGAAGGAATGAGGAGCACTAATGCCGATTTATACCAACGAGCCGGGTCGGGGGATAAACCAGCCAATCAGTAACGTCCCATCTGGGCTTGGTGAGTCTCTGGGGGCTTCATTTCAGGAGGGGTTCCGAGAGGGACCCCTTATTTCATCCATGCGAATGTCAGAGGCAGATAAGCTTGCCAATGACCCAACATCAGAGATGGTCAGTAAGTCAGAGGCAGATGCAGTTCTAAAGCAACTTGGCGTTAAAAGTATCCTTGTCCCTGAGTCTGGCGTAACCCGCGCGTATCTTGACCATGTGACAGAATCGAAGAAAGAGTCACTCGCGAAACAACAGATCTCCACCGCAGCACCATCTGGATTAATTAATACCCCTCTAAACTTTGCTGCTGGCCTGGCTGGCTCCATGGCTGATCCTGCAAATCTTGCCATTGGCCTGATACCTTTCGCTGGTGAAGTAAGGGCTGGTAGCCTTTTACGACGTGCAGGACAACGGTTTGTTCAGGGGGCTGAGATGGGAGGGCTGCAAACAGCTGTAACAATCCCGTTTACGGCAGGCGCGGCAGCCGCTGAGGGTGATGATTACACCATGGCTGATGCGATGGGGAACATATTTCTAAGCTCAATAGGTGGAGGACTGCTGCATGCCGGAGGTGGAGCAATATCGGATGCTATTAGAGGGAGAAAATTATCAACAGTAATACCTCCGGAAAACCTGAAGGAGTCAATTCCACCTCAGCAACCAGGGCCAGAATTTGTTAACCCCCTAACGACACAGTCTGTTGCTCATGACATTGATAACTACGTTTACGGTAAAGCCTACGACGATGTTGTTCCTGATTATAGAGCCTCACTACAAGCGATAATTGACAGCCCTGCCGATGTGGTTGGTGAGGTGTCCGCAATTAGCACAGATCCCGCACCTACGAGAAACATAGTAGAAAGTGAACCTTCCTCACCACAGAGAGAGGGCCGAACAACAGATGGGCAAAATGCAGCCACTGAAAGCGGTGCATCGCAACAACCCGCTCCTGAGTTACAAAGGGCGACAGACTCTTCTGCTCAGCCTGCAGTCATGACGAGAGAATCGGCAGCAGTTGAGATTGAAGCACTTAATCGCGGTGAGATTCCACAGTCTGTGAAGGTGGCAATAAGTCGTAGGGCGGAGGAATTAAAGCAGGGATTTAATCTTAATCAGATAACAAGCGGAATTCAGAACGCTGCGCAAAAAATTAACTCATCACATTGGTCTGTTCGAGAAAATGCTTTCCGTGCTGGCATATCCCATATGCTGCAGGGGAAGCCTCTGGACGTTGAGCCAGTATTTGGGATGGCAGACCCACAACTACGCGATGTTTCATTCAGGCAGATTCAGAATGGCCCTCGCGTAGACATTGAAAGCTCAACTGTGAATGCCAGTCATGACGCAGATGTGCAATTAAGCCGAGCAGAAAGAGATAATTCAGACCTTACTTCGGCAAAAGAGGATCTGGATGCAGAACTTGAATTAGCCAGAAATATGGTTGATGAGGCTGATTCGCCTGAGTTGCGCTCTTCGCTGGAAAGTATCACTCAAGAAGCTAACGACGACAGTATCCTGAAAGGACTGCAGGCATACGCGACCTGTATGCTCCGGAGAATTTAATGGCTAACAAATTTCTTACACAGTGCGAGCAGGTAGTAAACAAGGCCGCAGGGCGTGAGCTTTCTGAGCAGGAGATGGAATCTCTTGTTACTGATATGGAAACAACCGTTAAGCGTATTCGCGCTGAGAATGAAGGCATCTCTCTTGAAGAAGCCGCCATGAAAGCGGCTGATGAATTGGGTAATGCTGAGCAACTAGCCCGGGTTATCGAGACGCGAAACAAGGCGCTCAACACGCGTATAGCTGCGCAAAGGATTTCATTCATTCGAGATAGTTTCCCTGATCGTCCAGATATTGGCATATCCGCGATACTTGTTGGCCGCAATGAAGCCAGAACTGGCAGTCGTTCTTCTGTTTCCTCTGAGCAGTTTCAACTACGTTCAAAGTATCTTTCTGGATTAAATCACGATCTGGATAAAGAGGGTCTTGTTAAGTTCCTGGCAAGTGGCAGTAATGATGCTGAAGTAGCTGATGCCCTCTGGAAAATAGGTAAAGGCGAACCAACGGCTGAGTTAACGAAAGAGGCCGTACGCATTGCTGAGATCGTCAATAAGTGGCAGGAGGCATCACGGATGGATGCCAACAAAGCAGGAGCATGGATACGTAAAATGCCAGGCTACATTGCTCGTCAGGGTCACGACATGATGAAAATTCGCGCCGCTGGATACGATGCCTGGCGAAACTCAATACTGCCAAAACTAGACCCTTTGACTTTTGATGGAGTAGCTAACCAGGAAGATTTTTTGCGCAATGTTTATGACGGACTGTCTTCCGGGGTTCATCTGTCATCTGAGAAACCAGACTGGATGAAAGGTTTCCAGGGAAGCCAGAACGTAGCTAAACGAGCAAGTCAGGAGCGCGTGCTTCATTTTAAAGACGGCGTTTCGTGGCATGACTATAACAAGCAGTTTGGGGTTGGTAGTCTGCGAGAAGCAATTTTTGGTGGACTTGAAAGCTCAGCCAGAAATACAGGGCTAATGCGCATCCTCGGCACAAACCCGGAAAATATGGTCAATTATCTTGCCGACACCATATCTGCAGATTTGAAAGGTAATGAAAAAGCACTTCGGGCATTTACTGATAAGCGCCGCAGCACTATCAAAAACGAGATGAAAGAGGTTACAGGCCAAACCAATATCCCCGGTTCAACTTCACTGGCTCGATTCGGTTCTACGACGCGAGCTATAGACTCAATGATTAAACTTGGTGGGGCCACCATCTCATCTTTTAACGACCTCGCCAGCAACGCCCTTGAGCTTCGTTATCAGGGAAAGAACTTCATGCAGGCACTTACAGAGTCAATCCAGGGAAGATTAAAGCGTTATAGCGAACCAGAGCAAAAGGAAATACTTAGCTCACTTGGTGTATATGCTGACTCTATGCGAGATGAAATTCTTCAACGTTTTTCTGGAGATGTAACCCTGCCAGGAAAGGTATCACGCCTCCAGCGTCAGTTTTTCAAACTTAACGGCCTGAACTGGTGGACAGATGCTTCTCGTAATACTACTGCAACTATGATCTCCCACTGGCTTGCTAACAATTCTGAATCAGCTTACGGATCGCTTGATAGCAACCTGAAGCGGGCGCTTGACCTTCACGCTATTGGTGAGCCGGAATGGAGCATCTACCGCAATATGAATTTGAAGGGGTCGGAAGGTCGTAAGTTTATGACTCCTGATGGTATCGATTCGATCCCTGATGAAGCCATCTCTAAGTACGTTTCGGATAAAAATGTCAAAGTCACCGACCGCAGTTTGCAGAATGCGAGGGAAGAGCTAAGTGATAAGTTGCGAGGCTATATACTAGACCGGGTGATGGTTGCAATGACTGAACCGGGTTCGCGCACCAGGGCCATGATGAAGCAAGGGACGAATCCAGGGACAGTGGAAGGGGAATTGCTTAGGTTTATCGGGCAATACAAATCATTTACGGCCTCATTCATGCAGCAGGCTCTGGGAAGGGAAGTGTTCGGGCGAGGATATACCCCAGCGAAATTAGGCGAGAGTAAGTGGGGAAGTATTCAGAACGCGCTGTTTAAAAGCGGAAAAGGTGAGATGGTTGGACTGGCTCAAATGTTTCTGTGGATGACTGTATTTGGTTATATGTCAATGCAGACGAAATTGATGCTTAAAGGACAGACACCGCGGCCACCAACAGCAAAAACATTTCTTGCTGCAGCTGCGCAGGGTGGAGGTCTTGGCATATTTGGTGATTTCCTGTTTGGTGAGGCCAACAGATTTGGAAACGGACCCATCACGTCCTTGGCTGGCCCGGTAGCTGGAAATCTTGACGATATTGTCACCCTTTACCAGAAATCAGTTCGTGGCGATGCAAAGGCAGGCGATGCATTCAGGTTCACTGTTGACCATACACCGTTCATAAACCTGTTCTGGGCAAGGCCAATAATGAATTATCTGTTTCTTAACCAGTTACAGGAATCAATGTCTCCAGGTTCACTTCACAGATACGAGCAGAATATAAGGAAGAATCAGGGGAATAACTTTTTGATCCCTCCATCCGAAATGATGCTTGGTCGTTAAAGATTTCTGCCTGTAATTTTCTCAACTAGCCACACAAATCCGACCATTGAATAGTACGCCCATGCGAATGTGGCAACTAAGACCGGGCCAACGGCCAGCCCCCAAAAGCCCATAAATGGACAGCAAATAATAGAGATAGCGATGGCTATCCCACAGGTCATCTCTATATCACTTCTTTGCATATTAGCCATTAAAAACCCTTGTATGCCGCAGGTTATTCCTGTGGTGCTTTCGTTCGTCTGGAGAAAAATAAATGCCAGCAACATCTACTGACCGCCTGTATGGATTAACCACCAGCGTGGCAGTAAAGCCACCTGTTCAAATATCAGCTGATTATAATGTAATTACATTCGGCGAACAGACTATAACATCAACCACTTTCACTGGAACGAGAACAGTAACAACAACCAAAGGAATGCGCGTACTTCTCACCGGACAATCAAATCCAATTGATAATGGAATATGGGAGGCAATGCCTGCTACATGGAAACGTGCGCCAGATTTTGATGGTGCGAGGGATTCCGTTAATGGCACGCTTGTATTTTCTGTTTATGGTGATTGCTGGCAGGTTGAGGCGGCAGACCCTGTGAGAATTGGATATGATCCAATACAATTTCGCTCGACATACCCATTTTCAGACACTGCAAATTTATACCAAAGAACACTACGCGTACCTGAATCATACATCGATGAGCTACCTGAACTGGCACTACGGGTAAATAAACAATTGGGTTTCGATGCATCAGGAAACCCAGCGCTTCTTGACCCCGCTGACACGGGAAGTCTTGGTTATATCCTTGTTGATTCGTTTGAAGATGGGGCGCTTATCACCTCCAGGTATCAAGCGTTACATTACATCTCAGAAGGTGAGTATTACCGCTGGGATGGTCCGTTACCAAAATCTGTTCCGATTAACTCTACACCTCTGTCATCAGGTGGTATTGGTCAAAGCGCGTGGGTAAGTGTGGGTGATGCATCCACACGGAAATGGGTAACAGAAAACTTTGAACGCTCAACTTATTATCGAGAGCAGGGTGGCGACTTCCTTTCTGGAATCACAGTAATCAGCCCATTCCAGATTGTTTACTATCCAACAGATGGTCACTGGTACAGATACCTGGTTGCTATTCCATCAGGTGGGCTCATCGTCCCTCCAGACAGTTCTCCTGACGGTAACTGGGAGAACGTTGATACTCAGCAAGTCATCAGCCTGCGGAAACTCAATGAGCTGTCTACATCGAGCATTGCTGGCTATGTTGGCGTAAATATCGACATGCCTGTGTCTGTGAAGGATGCTGATAATCAGGGGGCCAAGGTAGGTAATGGCGTTAGCATCTCAGGGGATGGCTCATCACAGACTTCAATATCCACTACCAAGCTTCAAACTGCATTACGATTGGATGGGGATGATATTACTATTGTGAATGTAAATGGATCTGGTAATGCAGATAATACCAATACTTCAACTTCAGAATTTATCAGCTCTAGAATGGCTGGAGAAGTGGATGGCCGTAACCTAAAAAGACTTACTGTGCGCGGGGCTAACATTAATGGGTTTACAACAGGCATCGCATTAACCGCCATCAACGGCGCAATCATCCAAGATGTCAGGGCCAGAAATATGCGTTACTCGCCAACAGGTCTGAATAGCGCAGGGGGATACCTTATAGTATGTGGAGGAAATGCTAAACACATTATCACAAACAATATCCAGCATACTTTGGTTGAGCAGGCTGACCGTCATACTTTGTACATCTCTGCCGCGTCAGGCGACACGCCGGGATGGAGTTACTGGAATATATCTAACGTTGATAGTGACTACAGCGCGAACAGTGTTAATAACAAAGGTGCAAACGGCGTACCATTCGCGATGTCACCTATTCACATAAGAAATGGGAAAAATCTAAACCTTGTTAATCATATGGTAGAGGGTTACATGTGCTCGGCATTTGATTTTGAGAATCAATTTGGGAGCATAAACAACACAAATATCTCTAATATTGTTGCAACTGAATCCCAGAGCTTCCAAAATGGAACATTGACCGATCAGGGCGTTCTAAGAGTTGGTTATGACCAGTATAGTAGCATTAATCAGCACCATAACTTTAATAATTTTATTGTTAAAATGATAAGGGGTACCGATAACTCAGGAGTTAAAATGGCTGTAGGTTCTGATAATGGAGTTTGGGCAGCTAAGTTACAGTTTGCAAACTTCGTTAATGGGCAAATAACAACTGAGTCAGGCAATGCATTCAAGTTATATAATTCTAGCTATGTTAACATCGATAACATAATTGATAGACAAATCGACACCACTTCAAGTGCTAATGCTATTTTCTTAAGCAATTGCTCTAATATAACAATTGGCAGTAACATTCAAAGCAACAGGACGGTAAGCAGCACTAAAGAGAGGGTCTATACCATTGATACCGCTAGCACAGAAATAACATGCCGATTCCCAAGACGTGTGGTTTTAAGAGTTACCTCTGGCGCGGTTACAATTGTAGAGGATCGATGGGATATGCTCTCTGGAGTGCCTGCCATAAGCGGATCAAATATTTTGGTTCCATTAAAAAACCATGTTTCGACGAATTCAAAACGTACCGCAACTGTTGAAAACCTTACCGCAGCAAATGTTAAAGCTGTAAGGATAGATGATGCTGATGCTGTAACCTTGCGCTTTGGTTTGTGGGATACGAGCACTAATGCATCCGCTCCAGCATCAACTGCATCTAACACCGTTGCTATAAACTTCACCAGCTAAAATCATGAAGGTGCCCGCAAGGGCACCAAATCTTAATTAATAATGAGATTATACATCCCTATCTTTTTGCCAATGATCCTGCTCCCCTCGTATGAAAGATGGCCTTTGTCTCTGTAAATTAGAGTATCACCAATGCTTGATTGGCAGATGCCATTGGAACAAATCGCATCTTTAAGCCATATAACATTTGTATCTTGAGAAATGATATTTATTCTCCTGTATATCTCCTTCTGTTTATCAGATATATCAGTTGATGAGAAATCACATACCGACCTTCTTAAATTCAGGGATGAAGTTTTTAAAAGACAAAAACCTATATCTTTCCCCTCTTTGTCCTCAGGGGTTGGCGCGACAATTGTAACATTTTTTCCAAGTTCTTTTAATTTATTGACTGTAGCTAAAATCATGTTATATGAATCGTTTGGGCTGGCTATAAAACTTCTTCCTGAACGGTCAGTAACATAATTACTAGCGGCCAACTGTGGGTATGGTGAAGAAATTACTACATTCTTGATAGAAGGAATTTTCTTTACCATATCGATGACTCTATCGTTAGACAGGATGCAATTTTGCGCCCCAAAAATTGTGCTTGATCGAGAAAATCCAATTATCGGTTCGCATTGAGATACAGTTGCTTGGATGAGCTTTACGCTAGGATTTGATGCGATAATTGCAGGCACTATTTGCATCGCGTAAGAATCACCCCATACTAATATTTCTGGTTTATCTGAAGTGCGGCATTCAACGTAATTATGAAACTCTCGTTCACATTTTTTACTTAACCCAAAATTACCACGTAGTCTATGATTCACATTAGCATATGTTTCATTGGAGCTAAATCTATTCATATGTGATGGATAGGTTACCCCTGATACTCCAAAAGTAATAAAGGCAACACTTCCAACAGCAGTGAATGTGAAAATCTGCTTTGCAGTAAACACACCTTTCTCTCTAAAAGGTTTCTCAATTACCCTCCAGCTAAAATATGCAATAAGAATCGTAGTAGCTATAAGCAAGATCATTATTAAAGGTCTTGGTTCGCTAATGCTTTTATAGCGATAAAATGCAAATATTGGCTGATGCCATAAGTAAGCGCTATAGCTAATTAGTCCAAAGAATCTGATTTTTGTAATAGAAAGGATTTTACCAACGAGCAATTGATTGTTGCAAAAAACCAGAATTAGAAATGAACCCGCTACGGGTAATAATGTATATAAGCTAGGGTATGGCATTGTTTTATCAAAAACTAAAACAGATAAAATAATCATCAGAACACCCAAAATTGACATGATGTTCGCGAGGCTCTTTTTAACTCCTATCCCTTTGTTAGAAATGAATGCACCTATTGCGCCAAAAAGCAGTTCCCACGCTCTTGTATGTAAAAGATAGAATGCGTTCGTTGGATCTGATACTGATAATTTTTGAGCAAGAATTAGGCTAAGGACAGCCAAGCCCACAACTAATAGTAAAGTGAATTTTTTTCCAACTTTCCATGCGGCGAACATAATCAACGGGAAGAATATGTAATACTGCTCCTCTACTGCCAATGTCCACGTATGCAGAAATGGTTTTAGTTCAACGTTTGGTGAAAAATAACCACTTTCAGAGGCGAATAGGAAATTAGATGTGAATGTTGAAACAGAAACTATACTTTTATAAAAACTGTTTATATCATCTGGCAGTAGATAGTAATATCCAAAAGGGATGCACACGATAATCATGAAAAATAAAGCTGGCATTATCCTGCGAGCACGTCTCTCATAAAACCTGACAATACTAAATTTTTCAGCCTGTAGTTCCTTTAAAAGGATATTTGTTATCAAATAACCACTAATAACAAAAAACACATCTACACCGACAAATCCGCCAGAAACCACTGAAGGGAAGGCATGATAAAAAATAACAGATAACACTGCGATAGCACGCAACCCGTCAATTTCTGCTCTGTATTTTAATGACATAACTATATTCTTAATGTTTTTGAGAGGTTGGAGTTTAGCACCTCAGAAGAAACTGATCAGCCTCTGAGGCAAGAAAGCCCACTCAGATGGGCTTTTTGTTGGCGCGTCCTTGCGCCATTTTCAATCACAGTCGGCTAATCAGCCCTTTGACGCCATGCTCGCTTAACCTGTCCAACATCAGCAAGCCATCGCTTTCTTTCTGCTGCAATTCAAGCAAATTGAGCCGCATTTCGTTCAGTAAAGGTTCAATAGCACCGCGCTTGCGAACTACTTTCTTGATAACGTCTTTTTCAAACTCATACATGGTATGCCTGACAGCCGTTGTTATTTTCATTATGCGGCGACACTCCTCACCGAGTACGGGAAGATCGTCAACAGTAAATGGCTTTGGTGATGGAGTTCCAGTTGCGGCGCGAAGTGAATACCAGACGCCTTGCGTCCAGGCATTTTCAAACTTCATGTTGCCTGTCATTAGCCAGACCAGCCTTTTGAGGTTTTGCATGTCGCTATTCGATAGTGGTTCTGATGTTGGTTTTTGCTGGTAGCTGCCAGTTTTGCGGATCGTTGGCAGTACATCATTGAACACCCAATCCTGGAATTGTTTTGCTTCTGGCTTATTGCTGCGGAAAATGACGCGGTAGAGATTTGGTTCGTTGACGAAAGTCAATTGCTGTCTACCTCCGTCAGTAGGGATTACATTTTTTGTAACCCCTTTCATATCCATCTGAAATCGAGATGGACTGGCGACAGCGACGGAAAGAATGTCGCACACATCTTTCAGGCAGAACCACGGTTCACCGGCGATTACCTGGATACGTACATCATGGGATTCTTGAAATGAGAATGATACTGGCTGGATAGCTAATGCTGTCATGGGATTCACCTTTGTAGTAGAGGTTAATCACCACCGTTGAGACCAATCGTGGGTGGTGAGTTGTACGGAGTTGGTCTTACCGGCTACAAAGGACCCGGCGCGGATTTCTCCGCCCCCGCACAACCCACCATAATTTGGATGTAGCTGTGCTTTGCGCATAAAAAAACCGCTAACGCGGTATGTGCGCCTTTGTAGATATCCGGGAGACCAATCCCGACAACCGATTTTGCGGCTGCAGCGAGACTATAGCTCTGGATATCTGGCGCTGTCAATTTAATGCAAGCATGCTAAATGTGAGTATTTGCTTGCTTGTGTTTATATACAGTGATTTAATGCAAGCACATTTCACAATAAGAGTGCTTACATATGTCAGAAGAAAAAAAAGAACCCACAGGTAAGGCGAAGGGTGGTGTTGCGCGCGCTAAATCTTTGACGAAGGAGCAGCGATCGGAGATTGCCAAGAAGGGAGCGGCTGCAAGATGGAGGGATAAGCCTTACAAAGCAATCCGTAAAGGCAATTTCATGGATGAGTTTGAAATAGACGCTGAATGCTATGTTTTAGATGACCCAGATAAAACTGTCGTTACTTCTAAGCGAGGAATGTCAAGGCTACTTGGGCTTGGCGACACTGGCAAAGAGGTGGAGAGGCTTATTCGTGCTAAATATATGCGCGATTACGTCGATCCAATTTTATTAGAGAAACTGGAAAAACCACTTTTATTTCAATGGGGTGGTGATGCGGCAATTTTAGGTTTCAGCGAAGCGCATGGCTACGACATAACGATGGTTGGTGACATTGCTAATGCCCTTATTAAAGCCAATATTGCCGGTGCCCTTCCAAAGACAAGGGTAGAAGCGGCCAGGAAAGCGCAGACACTTTCTAACGCCGCAATGAAAGCAGGGTTGAAAGGTTTAGCCTATGCCGTGGCTGGGTATCAGCCTGAAGTGCAGGAAGTAATAAACTCCTTCAAAGCCTTTGTTCGTGAGGAGGCTCGCCAATATGAAAAAGAATTCCCTGATGAGTTATACGAAGCGTGGTACAGAATTTATCAACTAAACAAGCCAGATCGCGGCAGGCCATTCCTTTTTAGTAGACTCACAAACGAGCAAATCTACATGCCACTAGCCAGAAGTAATGGAATGATTTTAGACCTGGCAAAAAAGAACAAAGAAGAAAATGGCAAGAGGGGGGACAAGATCCACCAATTCTTAGCCGAGGTAGGCGTGAAGGCCCTTAAGCAGCAAATTGGTAAAGTTCTTGCGGTATCAGAACTGTTTGGTGAAAGGGATACTTACGAGGCAGCGCTAACCAAAGTAAACAAAGCCTGAAACTAAATTAATCCCAACCACAACCACATAGCCCTCTCCGGAGGGCTTTTTCGTTTCTGGCACTTGATCAAATTCGCCTCATGAAATACTGTTTATGCATACAGTGTTTATCAGAGGTGCTCACAATGGCTTTCCCATCCCCGGCAAAAGACTACACAGAGCAGCGCGTAAGCCTGGACGCTAAGTGCATCACAAGCCCAAGCTCAACATACCTTGTCCGGTCAGGCGACACGCACTGGCGAGCTGGCATCATGAGTGGTGCATATCTCGTCGTAGACAGCGGGCAGAAACCGTGTGATGGCTCTATCGTGATAGCGACAGTGCAGGCCGAGTTTCGCGTTCTGCGCTACAAGACGTTACCCAAAGAGCATTTAGAAGACATCGACAATCCAGATCTAAAATTCGTGATGGATAGCAATTTTGAAGATGATGGGGTGTTCGGTGTCGTGACGTGGATTCTGAACGATGCGCGTTCCGGTGAGTTCGATGATGTGCCGGTGATGTGAGGGGAAACTGTGACGGATTTGTGCCAAAGAAATGACACAGGGATGCATATAATGACAAAAATCAGCAAAGCGAAACTTTAGCGACTGGCTTGTGGTGCGGCTTTGGCTGTTGGTTTAGACTGTACGGCTTTTGTAGATCATCAGACTGTTTCTCTGATGCTG